CGTGGTAATGGTAAGACTTTTGCACCTCTGGTCGTCACAGGTGTATACAATGGTGCATACAAACAAGAGGCGATTGATAAGTACAGTAAGATCGATCATTACTTCTCTATTCATTATAAAGAAAGGAATCTTATGGTGATCAAACCTCGCACTGATCTTGTGATTCAGCAGTTGACTGAGAACAATGCAAATCGTAAACCTGGTGCTACCACGAACTGTAATACTGTTCGTATCAATCTAGGTAATACAGACGATTACGAAGTGGTCTACGATAGTGGTGCTACTTATGAGGAACTTATATGAACATAGATTTACAAAACAAAGATTGTCTGGAATTCCTAAAGTCTGTACCGAACGATTCTGTAGGGCATATCAATTGTGATCCCCCTTACAACATAGGGTATGATGGTGGTGATGGTTGGGATACCTTTGCAACCGAAGATGCATACTTAGAGTGGTCAAAGCAATGGCTGACTGAGTGTGCTCGTGTGTTGAAACCTGGCCGTATGTTATGTGTATGGGGTACACAAAAGACGGATCTATTCTTTCGTCTCAAGTTGGAAGTATTGAATCACATTGAAGGCCTACATGCACAATCAGCCATTCACTGGTCGTACAATTGGGGTGGACGCCCACGCAATAATTTTGCACACAAGTTCGAAACAGCATGGTGTTATTCAAAAGGCAAAGACTTCTTCTTTGATCGCACACATGTAGAGGTACCACGAAAGATGAAGATCAATGTTCGTACTGGTGAAGAGTATACCAACGGAACAATCCCCACGACTATATGGGAAGGCAATCTTACCACCAATAGCAAAGAGGCAAAAGAATCTAACTTTCATCCAACAGTCAAGCCACAGTTTGTTCTGCAACGCATGATTCATGCTTATTGCCCACCGAATGAAAGTGTCTTAGATTGTTTCTCTGGCTCAGGTTCAACAGCACTAGCTTGCATTGAAACGAACAGAGACTTTCTAGGTTGTGAACTCTTCGAAGAGTATTATAACAAATCCTTGGAACGAATCTCCTTGCACCAAGGCATCACGGAATTTATGGCATGAATGAGATTATAGAGATTATCAAAAACAATCTGACCGTTGATCTCCTGACACGGAAATGGAAAGAAAAGAACATTGGTAATCCCATGGCAGGCTATTGTTATTATGCCTCTGCTGTGTTGAAAAGGTTTTACCCTAAAGAGGTGATGTTGTATCGTGGTGTAGATCACGAAGGCGAGTATCATTGGTGGTGTCAGACAAAGAGTGGTGACATCATAGACATCACAGCAGAACAATACACAAGTAAAGGGTTTACACCACCCTATGAAAAGGGTGAGAAGAAAGGCCCTTTAGGGTTTAGTTATAGAGATAAAGCAAGACTGTTAGAACAAAGAGTTCTAAATGAATTAGGATTGGAGTCGTTGGAAGATTTTACTAAATAGTTGAATGACATTCAATCAAGTAAGAGAAAAACTCCTTCACGGCAAACACCTAATTCGATTTGAATCTTTGACAACGAAAGGAAAGATCAACGAAGTGATTGGGTCATTATTGAATGTGAACATGTTTCAATCAGACAGTGATAAGATACTTGTGTTTCTACCAGAAGAAAGTAGATGGCACGATATCGAAGTGAAAACAATATTGAGTATGGAAAAAATTGAAAAGCATAACACCTAAATTTACAATCGACTGGTACATCAAATGGACCGCAAGTGTCCTCTTGTTGTGTTCTATGTCTATGCGAGGTGTAAAAGAGTTAGCAGACTACGACTTGTATCTATCGCTTGTTGGTGTATTCGGTTGGCTAGTCGTTGGCATTATTTGGAAAGATAGAGCATTGATATTACTCAACGGAATAGGTTTTGCAATTCTACTAAATACATTTATACAAAAGTTGTACGGAGTTATATGATGAGTTTTATATATGAATTACCTTTATTTTTACTACACACTGCAGTGGTGCTTTTCTTTTGGCTATCAATTGCAGGTGTGATGTACTTTATTCTATGGGAAGGCATCAAAGGTTATATACAGCGAATGCGAGAAGTCAACAGAGAACATAACGAACTCACCGATCCAGAAGATTGGGCAGGAGGAAAATAATGGACTTATACATTATACATTTTGTTTTTATTTCTGCATGTGTGACTGGATCATGGATTGCAGGCTTTCTTTACGGTGAAAAGAATGGTTCTGCTCGAGTGATAGAACAGTTTTTAGACGACAAACTTATTACCGTCAAACAATTGAAAGATAAATACGGTTCATAAAAAGGAATATATTATGAGAATTTTAGGAGTAAACACTTCACACGACACAAGTGTCGCACAAATCACAGACGATACCATAGACTTTGTTTTTGACGAAGCAAGATTTCGCAGGCACAAGTATTGGGATCCAAGATTGCTTCGTGATGACGATTATGGTCTTCAATGTGTAGCACAACGAAACATAGAAAAACCAGATCACCTGATCTTTACTACATTCGATAGGAGAAATGTCAAACTGCATTTCGATAAAGACAGTTTGGTATACAACAGAATTTTAGCAGAAGAGTTTTGTGCTGACATGCGAGATGCACAGTTATCAACAGTTCGTCTCCAAGAATTAGCAAAGAAGTATGAGGGTTCATTTACCTTTACTCTTGAAGAGGGTGCAGATGAATACATTGCTGAAACTCTTTCAAAACAATTATACAAAGACGATGAGGGTTATACACTTGATCAGAGTCAACACCATTTATACCATGCAGAGTGTGTTCATGCACTATCACCTTGGAAAGGAGAAGAGTGTATAGCAATCGTTTGGGATGGTGGTGGTGCCATGAGATTCTTCGATGAATATCCAGGTTACCAAGAAATGGAAACAATCTTTCATTGTGTACCAGGCAAAGTACCTGAAATCAAATGGCAAAGACTATCGAACAATCGAACATTGAATGACCAAAGCTATGATTTTCCTAACATGACATACGATTGTCTCATGTGTTGGGAAGATGATGTCAAAGAGATTGACGGTGCAGAGATTATCTTTTCAAGTAAACCATCTAGTGGTATGAACTTCTCTCAACTCTCAGCAGCCTTAGGTTGTGATGAAGAAGGCAGAGCATCTGGTAAAGTTATGGGCATGGCAAGTTATGGTACAACTAGACCAAACACTTTCAATCAATTCACCGTTGCTCAACAATGTGAAGAGGAAGCATTAGCAAACTCTCTCAACATTATTGACAAGGCTAAAGAGTTGATACCAAACATCAACAAGATTCTCTTGTCTGGTGGTTACTCATTGAACTGTACAAATAATTACAAGTACTTAGAAGCAAATCCTGATTATGAGTTCTTTGTTGATCCAATACCACACGATGGTGGTACAGCATTAGGAGCTGCATTATGGTTGAAAAGAAAATTGGAGAATGAATCATGATTTTGACACAAGTTGTTAGAGAATTAGATATGGTCTTAGACCTTATCATTGACAAAGAGCAGATCGTTGCTATGTTCCAAGGAGAATCAGAGTGGGGTCCAAGAGCATTGGGCAATCGTTCTATTCTTTTTGATCCAAGGCATCCCGAAGCAAAACAAATAGTAAACACGATCAAACGAAGAGAAGACTATCGGCCATTTGCAGGATCAATTCTTGCTGAACATGCTGATGAATACTTTCACATGTTGCAACTGAAAGAGTCTCCTTGGATGTCCTTTGCTATTCAGGCAAAAGAAAAGGCATATAGAGATATTCCATCTTTAGTTCATGCAGACGGCACTTGCCGTATTCAGACAGTCACAAGAGAACAGAACAAAAACTATTACGAACTTATAGAGGCGTTTTATAAGATAACAGATGTTCCTATTATCTTCAATACTTCATTCAATCTAGGTGGTGAGGCATTAGTAGAAACTATATACGATGCTATTGATACCTGCAATCGTTGTGAAATAAATTATCTTTATGTACCGAAAGATCAGGACATAGAAATACCTTTTGAGTGTATAAAACCAAAAGATTTACACAACATGCAAGAAAATGGAAGTTGAAGTAACAGATATAGCTATACAAAAATTATTAGAAAAGAAAGTAGAGTTTGTTAGACTAGGTGTGACTGGTGGTGGTTGCGCAGGATTTGAATATGTATTCAAAGATGCTATTGTTCCAAATGACGATGACTTAGTTATAGATTATGGAAGATTCCAGTTTGTTATCGATCCCCTTAGTCAACCATACTTAGACGGAATGACTTTAGATTTTGTCGAAGAAGGACTCAACGAGTATTTCAAATTTATCAACCCAAAAGAAAAGTCTTCTTGTGGTTGTGGTGTAAGTGTACAATTTGATATATAATATTATGAATCATCTAAAACAAATAGATATGAATTACTTCAAACATTTATGGCACGCATGGAAAGTTGCGTTCATTTTGATTGTACATGGTGTATTACCAGATGTTTGGGAATGGAAAGCAAGTGAGATATTAAATGAAAACAAGCAGTGCAAAAGCCAAGGGGCGTAGACTACAACAGTGGTTTGCAAATAAACTAGTAGAACACCTAGAAGTTGATTCAGAAGACCTAGAATCCAGGCCTATGGGTTCCCAAGGTGAAGACATAATAATGGGAAAAGAGACTAGACAAATATTTCCCTATAGTGTAGAATGTAAGAATCAAGAATCGGTCAATGTATGGAAATCATACGAACAGGCAACTGATAATTGTAAAGGCTACGAACCTTTATTAGTGATCAAAAGAAATAATCACAAACCTTTGGTTGTACTTGATGCAGAATTCTTTTTACAACTACACAAGGACTAATATGTTATACGAAAACGGAATCTACTCACCATTTGGGCCTTCAATAGGAATCTATGATCTCAAACCAGAAACACTTAGTGCATTCAAAGATATAGCAAAGAATGTCAGAACTGCAAATGTAGATGATGCAGGAAAATATCTTGCAGGTATTATAGAAGAGCAATACGACATTACTACTATGGTCAACCAAGAGTTGATGAACGACATCTTTGAGAGTGCTACTGATTACTTCGACAAAAGAAACCAACCAGAATTTCCATTTGCATGTGATGGTATATGGATGAATATTCAAAAACCACACGAAGTAAATCCACCACATGAACACACAGGCATTCTTTCTTTTGTAGCATATGTACAAAGTGGAATAGAACCAGAAGACTGCACAAATAATCCTCATGACAAAAGAAATCAACACGATGAAACTAGAAAACAAGTTGGTGGTATATTAGAGTTCAGATATGGAACAGCAAGTTATCTAAATAACCATGTGTTTGAATTCTTTCCAAAAGAAGGCAAAGTTATATTTTTTCCATCTTGGCTGACACACATGGTTATGCCTTTCTACAAAGAGGGCGTTGAAAGAATTAGTGTAGCAGGAAATATCTCATTATACGAACCGAATGACAACAATGATAAAAAGCTTTAGCGATATATTACTAAAAGAAGAAGTGAAAGATAATCCTTTTCGCTTGGTAGTTCTCGCGCAGAGACCCATAAAACAAAGAGAAGAGTCCACATCATTCAAACTTGCCAAACAAGCAGAGAAAATGGGACATGAAGTTTACAATTGTCGTATCTCTGGTGCATATATCGAAAGAGATCCAGATTCAGGTATTGTAAGCTTACATAATGAAGGTGATGAAAAGGGTTTTGAATTAGATGAAGATACAATCGTCTTTGTTCGTGGTAATGTCACTGCAAAAGATTCTTACTTAGACCTTATCTCACAATTAGAAAGATACGGTGCATCTGTTAATAACTTCCGTGAAACAATAGAAGTTTGTTCAGATAAGTTTAGAACATACATAAGACTCCAAGAAGTTGGTATGACCCAACCTAAAACTGTTCTCATACCAAGTGATGAACCAAAGGCAGTTGATCGTGCTCATGAGGCATTAGATAATGACTTCCCTATGGTACTCAAAACACTACAAGGTGCAAAAGGTGTAGGAGTTCTCCTAATCGAAACGGAAAGATCATTGCAGTCTACAGTTCAGTTGATCAATAAAATTGATCCTTATGCAGACCTATTACTCCAAGAATACATAGAACAAGACTATGATGTAAGAACAGTAGTTGTCAATAAAAAGATTATAGGTGCAATGAAGAGACCTATGGTGATCAATGACTTCAGGTCAAATGTATCACAAGGTTCTGTACCAGAAAAAATAAAACTCACACCAAAAGAAGAAGAGGCAGTTCTAAAAGCTTCTAAAGCTGTAAACGGTCAGTGGGTTGGTGTTGACTTCATGCCTGCAAAGAATAGAGAGACAGGTGATCCATATATTATCGAAGTCAACCATTCACCAGGAACTGAAGGTTTATCCAAAGCTATTGGTGAAGATGTAGTAGAATTAGTATTGAATGAATTTATGAGCAGAGATATCTGGAAGAAGGCAGCAATGGAATGTGGCGTACTTGAGACTATCGAAGTTGAGGGCGATGAAATGACTGTAAAGATGGACACAGGTAACAATGTGTCTACTTGTGCATTACACGCTACAGAAGTTGAAGTGAAAGGTAAAGTTGTCACTTGGCAAACAAATGGAACCAAACACAAAAAACCATTACACAGATATGTCGAACTTATTAAACCTGCTGAGAAAAGACCAGTTGTTCTTATGGAAGTAAAATTTCTAAATACGACTTACGAGGTTGAGGTATCACTTGATGAAAGAAATCAGATACCGTTTTTAGCAAACCGTGACTTTATGAGACGAGCAAACCTGATGATAAATCCTGCTCGCAAATTTATGTTGACTAATAAGATTGATGACACAGAAGATTAGCATACAAGACAGAATGAGAAACAAGGCACTTGAGGCCATGGATCATGTCGAGTTCGAAATTGACAAACTGATGGACAATAAAAAGTCTTCATTCTCAATGTACAAGTATCTTAGACAACTAGACTATTCTGGTAAAGTTGTACAGTACATGAAAGGTTATACAAACGAAATGGTGTACGAACTAAAGAATGAAGAAGATTGTGAACAACTGGAAGAAGCCTATAGTTTTCTATCTAATAGCCAAAAGAAATATGCTATACAGTTCTTACGAAATATAGAGAAAGACATAGAGAAATTTTGTGATGAATACAAACCAGTTCGTAAGGTAAGAATCAAAACACCTGCACAACTAGTCAAAAGATTACCATATCAACAAAGATTCGCTAAGTACGAATCAATAGACCCAATAGAAATAATAAGAGCAAGAATGTTATTTACCTATAACACTGCAAGTAAGAAGATGACCTGTTTTGAATCACAAGGTTTATCAGTCAAGGGATCAAAGATTATAGGATACTATAAATGTACAGAAAAGACCTTGACAGATTTGAAATTACTTGATAGACTGGTGTCAGGTGGTAATGTTATTGCTTCTAAATTTATGGATGAAATCCCTAGATCAAAAGAAAAAGAAGGAAACAATAGAATTACCAAAAATACATTATTAGTAAAAGTGATTAAATGATACTTATAGATTTCACACAGACCATCATTGCAGGTATGATGGCTCAGATGAAGTATAATGACGGTGAGATAAATGAAGACATGTTGAGACACATGATTCTAAACTCAATTCGTAATTATGCTAAACGATATGCAGACGATTATGGTGACATAGTTTTATGTACCGATTCTGCAAGACCTTGGCGTAGAGAATACTTTCCTCTTTACAAAGCAAACAGAAAGAAAACAAGAGAGAAATCAGATTTGGATTGGGATGTAATCTTTCAATCATTACAGAAAGTAAAAGAAGAGATTAGAGATAACTTTCCATTCCATTATATGTATGTAGAGAGTGCAGAGGCAGATGACATCATTGCAGTTCTTACCAAAAAGTATTATGAACAAGAAGACATTCTAATTGTCAGTGGTGATAAAGACTTTCAGCAATTACATAAGTACAAAGGTGTGAAACAATTTTCACCTAACCTAAATAAAATGGTTCAGTGTGATGAACCAGATTTGTTTCTAAAAGAACATATACTCAAAGGTGATAAGTCAGATGGTATACCAAATATACTTTCTAATGACAACTGTTTGGAACAAGGCATCAGACAAACACCATTGAAAAGGGCAATACTAGAAAAATATCTTAGGATTAGTGTTGAAAATGATGATAAATACTATAGAAACTATTTGAGAAACCAAACACTAATTGATTTGGATTTTATACCAAACGATTTAGAAAACACAATCATTGGTGAATTTGAAGCTAGTGAACCACCAACTGGTAAGGTGTTCAACTATTTGACAAAACATAGACTCAATATGTTATTAGAAAATGTAGAGGATTTTAGATTATGACAGAAGAAAAAAAGAAAAAAGGTCGAGGAAGACCAAAAGGTGCTCCTAATAAACCAAAAATGGAGTTGATCACTGAGAGAAAGAATCTCACTAACAATGCCGATTGTTTTGAAATTTTGTGTCAAGCAAATATCGTTGCAGGTGAAGACAAAGAAAAAGCAATCAATGGTCTTCGTGTATTCAATGGGAGAAATGCAGCTGTTAGATATGTCTTACAGTGGATACATGATAAAAATGTAAAGTCTTTTTTACCAGAAGGCAAAACACCATATACACCTAACCCAGCACCAAGCACAGATTTGGCAGAGACTTCATTACGATTTGAAGTAAAACAGTTTAAGTACTTTTGTACCGAACAAGTTCCTCAACTGAAAAGAGAAAACATGTGGATACAACTGTTAGAAGGAGTTCCTGCTAAAGAGGCAGAAATGATGGAATTGGTAAAGGATAAGAAAAATCCTTTTCCAAATATAACTAAGGAAATAGCTGCTGAAGCATTTCCTGAGATACAAGTATAAATAAATATTAGTACTAGTCCTCAGAGACTATATATAGAAATAGGAAGTTATTAGATAACTTCGACTAATGTAGCTTCTATAGTCGAGCAGGACTCCATGGATTTTATAAAGGATATATTATGACAAATGAATTGAATCAACCAACATTTTCAACTGAAAAGCCCGAACCATCCGAGTTCGATAGAATAACTGAACGCATCAACAATTTCAAAGTTGGTCTTACACCATCAAATGCTCAAACAGTCAACACTATCTTAGAAAAGGGTTTATCAAATGGCATTTTCAAACTAAATGAAGTAGATGCTTTAGTAGCAATCAGAGAAGAAGTAAACAAAGGTGTTATTGAATATAATACCCAAATTCAAGTTGCACAAAACAGAATGAAAGAATTGCAAGAAGAACAACTTGTTGCAAAACAAGAAGAACTTGCAAAACGAGAAGCTGAAAGAACACAAGAAATCACAGACGAAAGGCAACGAAGAAAGAAAGCAGAAGACGAAGTGCGAATTCTCAAAGCACAACTCGAAGCACTTTCAGGTGTTGCAGGTAATGTGACACAATCACCTATACCAGTCGAACAACCACATGCACCTAAAGTAAGTAAACCCAAATCAAAAGCATGGGAAATGGTTCGTGCAGGTAGACCTCAGGTTGAAGAACCTGTACAAGACCTTGGTGAAGACTTACCAACTTTAGATCAATTCAAAATACCAGAAGAAATACCAGAAGATGCAAAGACTGTAAAAGACTTCTTCGAAGAAGTTGAGTCTGTACAAGAACTTGTTGATTCCGCAGATCAACTGGTAGACGAAGAGGTACAATCTCGCAGAGAGGAAGTTCTTTCAGACCTTGCAGCTGCAATTGAGGAAAAGGAAGAATCTGAATTTAAATTTGTCGAAGAAGATGAAGAAACAAAACCTTCTTTTTCTGGTCCTAAAATCACAGGTGGTAATGCACCAAACCTAAAAGCAGCTGTTGAGTTAGCACCATCAATTCAAGCTAAAGTTGATACAGAAAAAAAATCTATAAAATCATTTGATTCAGAAGAAGAATTACTTGCTGATGCTCAAGCTAGAATTGATGCATCTAAAGAAAGTGAAGAAGAGTTTGAAGAGGTGACTATACCATCTGAAAGTGAACTTCGTGCTATGACCAAGTCTGAAATATCAGATACAGCTAAAGTGTTAGGTTTCGAAAGTGTAAATACTAATACAACCAAAGATGTAATGATAGAGAACTTCATAAAAGAGACAGAATCATTTATTACCAATCTACAAGAGAGTGGTGAATTCGTAAGTGCAAGTGAAACAAGTGAAGATGATGGCAAAGACGATATCAGAGACGGCGGTTACTTCTAAGACAAAAGTTTTAGCAGTAGACGCAGAAAACATAAGCCCCTTATATTATAATCAAATAGATTTTGATGATCATTCCTTTCAGAGGATAAACTTTCCTGCAGACTACGGCATAAGATTAGGTTGCAATTTCAGAAGGTTTCTTTTTTGTCATAAAGACGAAAAAGCATTAGTCTTCTCTATGACACGACTAACTGATCTAATAAATGGTACCAGTGTAAGGGGGTTCTTATACAAAGAATCTGGATATCCAAAGACTACTCAACTAGATCCAGACGATGATGCTATCTTTTTTTTAGTGCCAAAACATTTGTCTACTTTTGAAATAGGAGACGAGATCATTATGGAATTTGACGAAGGTGGTTTAGATAGAGAAAGAAGAGTTATATGTCAGAAATTATAACAACGACTAAGGTAGATCAATATGAGTTTCTTGAGCATAGAAGAGAACAGGAAAGAAAACACTGGAACAAAAACAGCCTCAGTGGTAAACCTCTTGACTCGATTCTTACAGTTGAAATTAATACTACTGAGTTGTGCAATCGCACCTGTGTCTTTTGCCCAAGACATGACCCATCAGTTTTTCCCAACAGGAATCTCCATCTTACGATTAAAGGTGCTGAAACCATTGCAGAAGAATTAGCAGAAGAGGGTTATAACGGCAAGATTTCGTTTAGTGGATTCGGTGAGAATCTACTCAATCCAGATTTTGTAGAAATCGTAAAGACATTCAAAACAGCATTGCCTTATGCAACACTTGAGTGTAATACTAACGGTGACAAACTTACAGACAAATATCTCAGAGACTTGATTCACTATGCAGGATTAGATTTGATCTACATCAATCTGTATGATGGACCTGAACAGATAGAGAAGTTTGATGAAATGATTCTATGGGCAGAGATTAGACAAGATCAATATAAGTTCCGTATGCATTGGGGTGACTTTGAGAAACACGGACTAATACTCAACAATAGAAGTGGCACTATTGATTGGGTTGGTATTGAAGAAGCTGATATCAAGTCTCTTCAAGGTAAACCATGTCATTATCCATTCTATAAAATGTTTGTTGATTGGAACGGAGATGTATTATTTTGTTCTAACGATTGGGGTAGAGAACATGTTGTAGGCAATCTATTACAACAGAGTCTACATGATGTTTGGTTCTCAAAACCTATGAACAAGATTAGAAAGAGATTGATGAAAGGTGATAGAAGTATGTCACCTTGTAATAAATGCAGTGTAGATGGTTCACTATTTGGTAAACCATCATTTGAACTAATAGAGAAATATTATGCCGAACAAAAGAATAGCAATAACAGGAACAACTAAACTCGCAGACTTTATCAAAAGAACATTTGAGGCATCACCTTGGATGGGTGGAACTTTTGAGATCAAACAACTTCGTATAGAAGACATCTTAGTCAATGGAACTAATTGTTGGATATTTGATGAGAACAATAAGAAATCATGTTGTGATATTCTTATCAACCATGCACACAAAGACTTTGATCAAGTAAAGATATTAGATATTGCAGATAGGGTATGGCGAAACAATCCTGATAAGATGATTATCAATATATCATCTAGAGCTGCACAACCAAATATCTCTAAAGGACATTTGTATGCTTCTCAAAAAGCTGCACTAAACCATTTTGCAAACAATCTAACTTACAACTCAGACAGACAATACAAGATGACTACACTAAATCTAGGATTGATGAACAGTGATTTACCTAGTATGAACTACACATTTGTTGCAGGATATATCTATCAACTTATTACATCATATCCTGATATAGAATTTACAGAAGTCACAATGTGTGATCGTGCTAATTATAGAGATGTCCAAACCCTAAAAGAATCTATAAAAGACACAGAAAAAATGCAATGGGAACTCTACCCTAACACAGGTAACATTGACTAAATACCAGTATGAGTATAGAATATAACGACTTCGGTTTTACTGCTATGGATGCAGATGAATTAGCATCTGTAGATACTAAGATTGTAGAAAAGACCGCCAGTGCAACAGAAGTTATCAACAAACTAGATAACTTTATCAGACCTCTCCTTGAAAATCTTGCTAAAGATTCAGACAAGGACTACATCTATTGGCCCAATAGAGTAGAAATCATCAATAAGAAAATACAAGAACTAAACGATATCCAAAATAATCTGTAAAAGTACTTGACTTTGGGTCCACTTTTTTTGTAATATATTACTTGAATAACCAAGGAGTATAATATGTTATCAGAAGATGGCTACATAAAGTTAGGTCGAAAACTTATTGATCTAGCAGAAGAAAATCAAATTTATCCAAAAGACGACCACATGTGGAATTGTGCTGTGACAGCAGGAAACAAAATGACCACAGTAGGTACAACATGGACTCAATTTAAATCATTACGAGATTTATCTAATGATGAGAAGTCAGCAGTTCTTGGATTCATTCAGTCTAAACTAGGAAAGAAGTTTTTAGAAGAGACTGATCTAACAGGTGCATTCACAAGATGAGAGTATTAGTAGAACATTACGGTGATGTTCGTATCTTTAGTGAACGACCATTTGGGTATAAACGATATATCGTTGATTGGGGGTTCAAAACTGAAATTTTTTCTGGCCTTTGGTATAAAGAAAAAGATGTTATTGAACATGTAGAACGAAGATTGCATTTCGCAAAAGGCGAATAAAAGCTTGACATTGCTGTCCTTTTTTGATACCTTATCCATATGATGAGAAATAAAAAAAGGAGAAAATTATGAGTCACCCAATAAACGATATGATTGCCGACAATGCAATCAGTGATGCAATTGACATTGTAAATGAAATGTCAGACATAAAAGTAAAACAAGTTCTTCATCTAAACTTCGGTATCAATATACCAATGTGGAAACTGAATCTTGATGAAGCAAGAGATTTTCTAATCAGCAAAATCTCTGAACAGTTGTTTGAAGAAAAAATGGAAATGGGAATCTAATTATGGATATAGGTTATCTAAAAGAATACGATTCAATCAGATACAAACAAAGTGGTAAGTTTTACGAAGGTACAATTACCAAAGTTGTCAACAATGACTTTCCATTTATCGAAGCTAAGGTTTATGAAACAACCAGTTATAGTAAAAGACTGGATACAAAACCTTTTACAGGTATCATCTATGCTGAATCATTCAAAGGTTTAGATATGGAATTTTGGTTCTACGGACAAGGTTGTGACAACTCTGCAATCGGTGTGAGTGGTTGTTGGGAATCACTAGTAGCATAAGGAGACAGTATGAAAAAAAGATACTATAAAAGCTTGACATTGCTGTCCGTTTTTGATACCTTATCCATATGATGAGAAATAAAAAAGGAGACACTATGAAATTATCCCAATTAGTAAACGAAGTAAACCAAGAACAAGAGTTGTATCAGTTGGTTGACAAACTATGTAAAGACCTTACTGATGAACACATCAAGCAATTCCCTACTCTAAACGATTACAACTGGAACTACGAAGTTGGTCGTAAGTATATCAAAGTTATTCAAAACAACAAATATCAAAGAAGTGTTTGGGGTTTTATCAATCTTGCAGAGTTCGTCAATAAAAAAGGCGTGAAGTTTCGTGCTGGCGATGTTCTAAAGGCTGCAGGTTGGGCAACACCAACTCTAAATGCACCACGAGGTAACCTCTTTGATGGTTATACCGTTTTTGGTAATAGAAAATACGGTCCAGATTACTTGATATAAGGAGAAATGATGATGGCTAGATTTCACAATACAGTAAACATTGCAGGTCGAGACTACAAAAGATGGTCAGTGACAGACACTTTCTCTACTACAGAAAATGCAGTAGAGAAATACAAAGACAAGTTCTATGTGGCACCAGGCGACATAGTTCGTTGGCATTCAAACAATCAAATACCCTTTGGTGATCTCTTACTAGACTTCGCTGAAGCATTACTAATAACACCAAAACAAGTTCGAAAGTCTTGTGAACTCAAAGAGAAAGAGACAGACGAGTTTTGGAAAAAACTAGGAGAAAATCTATGAAATGGTTAGAAGACGCTATAAAAAATTATAACAATCTATCTGAAGCAGAGCAAGTTCATGTTGATGCTGCTCTTGATCAAACACCAGAAACAAATGTTTGTGTTTGTGGTGAAAAGAACTGTGCTGATGCCTATGCACATACAACGAGTGGTTTCTAATGGAAATTCTAATAATTGGAGTTTTAGGAGCATTAGCAGGTTATTACATGTTTTTGGAGAAAGACGATGAAGAATAAATTTGGTATAATGGGAGAAATGGCAGCACGAGAAGCTAAAATTCGTTTATTCATAGGAATTGCAGGTACCCTTTTTGGGGCTAGTTTTGCTGCCTTCTTGTTATTTGTATCCTTTTCACTAAAGGCTTCAGATGAAAACGGCGAAGCATTTTGTCTTGCTCAGAACATTTACTTTGAGAGTGGTAATCAACCTATGGTCGGTAAGATTGCAGTATCACATGTAGTTCTCAATCGTGTAGAGAGTGATCTCTATCCAGATACCATTTGTGATGTTATCTATCAGGCAAAATACCGAGAGAACTGGCTTGGTAATATGGTACCAATCAGAAACCAATGTCAGTTTAGTTGGTATTGTGATGGCAAATCGGATGATCCTGTAGACAGTAAAACATGGATTGCATCTATGCAACTTGCACGAAGAATAATACAAGGTGAATGGTCTGATATTACAGAGGGTGCAACACACTATCATGCAGACTATACAGTACCATATTGGGCATCTAGTCTGAATCGAACAACAACAATTGACAATCATATATTTTACAAATGAGACATATTGACAATCTAACACGAACATATGAGAGGAACGATGGCATATCATTAGAGTTTGCCTTTGAGAATGGTTATGGTGCAAGTGTAATCAAAGGTCCACACACATATGGTGGTAAAGATGGACTTTGGGAACTTGCAGTACTAAAAGGACATTCGCTATGTTATACATCCCATATAACAGATGATGTGCTAGGGCATCTATCATGGGAAGATGTTGAAAACACCCTAGACGAAATACAAAAACTATAATATAATGGAGACTATAATGGAAGAATTACTAAAAGCATTACAAGAAAGAATAGAGAATAATCAAACCCTATTGGAAAATATAGAGTATCAAATATCTTCTCTACAAAGTGAAATGAACTCACTTACAAGTTCTATGGATATTGTTGACAGCACAATAAGTTCACTTGAAAGTTCTGTCAATTCAATTGAAAGCAGTATATCGTGAATCTATTCTACTTAGATACAAGACCTGAGCGATGTGCAACTCTGCATTGTGATAAACATGTGGTCAAGATGATCATTGAATATGCACAACTCATGTCTACTGCACACCGTATGCTTGACGGCATTGAGTACCAAGACAAAACAAAACTAGGTAGAAAGATCAGAAGATGGAAACATCCAAACAATAACATGGATGGTGTCTTATACAAGGCATCACATATCAATCATCCAACTGCAGTATGGGCCAGAGGTTCGTATGGTAACTATCGTTATCTATATGATCTCTTTTGTGCATTATGTGACGAATATACTTATCGATATGGTAAAGTTCACATGACAGATTCTAAACTTAGACAATTACTAGAAGCAGCCCCAATGAACATACCTGATAGAAGATTTTATGCACCACCAAGAGCCATGCCAGATGATTGTAAAAAGTACACCAAAAATGTCATTGAGGCATATCATAAATACTATCGTCTTTACAAAAAAGATTTTGCTAGATGGACAAACAGACCAGTGCCATCTTTTATGAGAGCATAATGCCAACATACGAATTTTTAAATAATGAAACAGGTGAAGTGGAAGATCACTTCATGTCTTACACTAAGTTAGACGAATTCAAAGAAAACAATCCCCACCTAAAACAACAGATTGGTACACCTAATATCGTTGGTAGAGTCACTATCAAAGATAGGACTGGTGGTTTCAATGAAGTTTTATCTAGAATTGGTGAGGCAAATCCTGCCTCCAAACTAGCAGAAACACATGGTAATAAATCAATCAAAAGAATCAAAGCAGAACAAGTTGTCAAAAAGCATATAGACAAACAGAACAAAGGCAAGTAAAATACTACCATGACAAAAATTAGAACACAACTTATGGATATAACTGAACTTGAAAACATAGAGTTGAATACAGTACAAGAGAATGGCCAAAGATTCTATTGTGATGAATTGGGCAGAAAATATCCAAGTGTCACTACAGTTGTTGGGTTATCAACTAGAGATCATATAAAACTCTGGAGAAAAAGAGTCGGTGAAGAAGAAGCTAACAAGATATCTACCATGGCAGCAAATCGTGGTACAAAGTTTCACGCCTTAGTAGAAGAATATCTTAGAAAAGAAAAAGATTATATAGAGTTCGACAACATACTACAAGAAAGTATGTTCAAGTCAGTTCAACCAGTGTTAGACGAAATAGTTCCTCTTGCTATAGAAGCACCATTATATTCAGATTATCTAAAGATGGCAGGTCGTGTAGATTGTGTGGGTGTGTTCGAGGACGCTATTGCAATTATAGATTTCAAAACAAGTTCAAAGTACAAAGAAGAGAAATATGCAAAACCATGGTTTCTACAAATGACTGCATATGCAATTATGGTAGAAGAACTCACTGGTCAACCAGTTCATGAGTGTTGTGCTATTGTAGCAGTAGAAGGTATGAATGCATTTCAATTGTTTGTGACAGATCCTCAGGAGCATGTGACAGAGTTGCTTGATTTGAGACGAAGATATGAAAATGTTTATGGAGTATAATAATGAGTGAAATAAAAATTGAAATTGGTAAAACATACGAAATCTCATGCATGAATAAAAAGAGTGTATATGAGTTAGAGTATTGGACTGATAATGATAACGATAAAAATCGTGTCAAAACAGAAACAATGTGGCGAAATGGCGAATGGTTGATTACACCACAAGATGAAGATGAAGTCGAAATGCTAACAGCTGCAATGACTCAAGGAGATTCTGATTGGTTTGAACCACAAGCATTTCAGGAAAATGAGTTCTTAGAATGTTGGGATGGGTGTTCATTCGACATGGAAATATTAGAGTTTGATGGTGATGAAGAAGCCAGAGAACAGTTAGAAGAAAATGTATACGAAGAAGGAACTGGTTATTTCTTTGATAATAATTGGGATACTGTAGATTGTGAATATCTATTTTATGGTCCAATTCGTGTAGAAGAAACAGAAAAGAGGGTATTTTAATGGCAGATTTTTATGATGAAAATAAATTCAATCTAAAACAAGATTGGAATTGGGGTAAGATATTTCACAAAGCAGATGATTGGATTCATCAACAAGCATACGATAATGCATATGACAATATGTTAGAGTATCTTGAAATAGGAAGTGAAGACGAACTTACCGAAGTTCACTTAGACGAATGTCAAGCACTTATGGATTACTTAGAAACCCCTTATGCTGAAGGTGGTGAAGGTATGGATATGAACGGACATAGTCCAACATACTATGCATACTATAGAGTCATGCAAGATTGGATTGAGAACTTTGATTATGATGAAGTTCAAGGTGCACCACTATCGTGATTAGTAGAAAAGAATTTACAGAACAAGTGGAAAAACTACTTGTAGGTAATAGGTCAGATGTAGTGAGTGCTATATTGAAAGTTTGTGAAAATAACAATATGGAACCTGAATCTGCAAAAAGATTGATCACACAGCCTCTCAAGGAAAAACTTGAAGCAGAGGCTAAGAGATTGAACTTAGTAAATAGAGGGAAAACCAGTCAAGCATCACTATCTGGTTTTTTCAAAAAATAGGAGTATATTATGGAAAAAGGTGATATCGTAACCGTTGTAACTATGTCTGGTGAATATGTCGGTGAATTAATTGAAAACCAGTCTGGTTATGTCGAACTAAAGAATCCTAGAATGATCTTATCAGATGGTCAAGGAAATATGGGATTTGCAAAAGGTATTTGTGTGTCTGGTGTTGAAAATCCAACATCACAGATATTTCACCAATATGTTTTTGTGGCAGAGACTAATGATAAAGTCGCTGATGGCCACAGACAAGCAGTATCAGGTATTACAGTCGCACAACCTAAGATTGTGACCTAATGACCAGTAGAGAGGGATTTGACGCTTACACACTTTACTTAGGAATCAAGTTGCATTTTCATTCAGAAGATTACAACTTTGTTCGCTACAATGGTAAAGTAAAAGCAGACATAAATTCCTTTCTCAAACGAAAAGACAAATACCATTTCGGTAAACTGTATAAAACATATAAAGACAATCTACAAGATTTCTACATTGCAAATCTATCTGTAAAAGATCAGTGGGCAGGTGATCTACTGAATGAAGAAGCAGAAAGAACATATAAAGATTGGAAGAAAAGAAATCAAAAACTATCTTATATGTTTGAAACAGAAGTATCAGACTTATTGAGAAAGAAAAACATCAATCAAGTATTAGAAGTAAAGAATGGTCAACATCCAATTCTACTGAAAGAATACATGAAAAAGAGTGTATCATTGGAAACAATCTCTATCATGGACAACATTATAAACTTTACAGATAATTGGAAGAAACAGATATCAGAGAATGTTGTCTTTCCAGATATCTGTCGGAAGATTATAAAATACAAATCCTTTCTAACTGTAGATGAGAAGAAATACAAAACTAAACTAATAGAACTATGCTCACAATAGTAGGTAATGGACCTAGTAGAAAAGACTTTGATTTGACTACAATAGAAAGATGGTATGGTTGTAATGCTATATACAGAGATAACCATACACCAGAATTATTGTTTGCAGGTGATATACCAATGCAAGCAGAGATTATTGAATCAGGTTATCACAAAGAAAACAAAGTTGCCTTTGGAGGTTGGGAACCTTTAGAGATTGCTATGTTAGATATGATGAGAGCAGGATTTGAATACTCAGGACAAGAACAAAGAGTTTTCTTCAATGAAGATGATGATTTTTTTGTCTGCCAAGGAAATGAAGAGTTTGTGGATTTCTTGGGATTTAGCTCCCTTCACAGACATAACATAGTTATGTATAAAAATCCATTGCTCAAGAACTTATTTACAGGTATGAGTGCTTTAGGGTATGCTCTAGAAAACAAAGAACCTGAAATTGCATTATTTGGATTCGATGCATTGGAATCTGGTAATGTAGATAATGTATATGCTGGTACTGATTTATATCCGTATAAATATACAGAAGAAAGTAGAGTCTTAGATGCTCAAAGGTCTCAGTTTATCGCTCTTTTAGAGCATTACAGAGATACTAAAGTATTTTTTCAAAAGTCACTTGACGACTATATTGAAATAGACTATACTGGACTTGATTATTATGAAAGTAGTGATCGGTGGATTCTAGGTTTCGGTCTAGAATCTGATACAATGCAATAAGATGTCATACAATAGGAGAATACAATGTCAACATCATTAGATAAACTCAGAGCGGCTATGGAATCCGCTTCTCCCCAAGCAGGCGGAGAAACAAAATCCTACTCAGACGATAGATATTGGAAACCTGAACTAGATAAATCTGGTAATGGGTTTGCAGTTGTTCGTTTTTTACCCACACCAGAAGGAGAAGAAATGCCATGGGTCTCATATTGGGATCACGGTTTTCAAGGTCCAGGTGGCTGGTACATAGAGAAGTCTTTGACTACTCTCAACAAACAGGATCCTGTAAGTGAGTATAATACTCAATTATGGAATACAGGTATCGAAGCAAACAAAGAAATTGCAAGGAGACAGAAGAGAAGACTTCACTATGTCTCTAATGTCTTTGTTGTTTCAGACCCTAAAAATCCTGACAATGAGGGAAAAGTCTTCTTATACAAGTATGGTAAGAAAATCTTTGAACAACTCAAAGAAGCTATCTCACCTGCATTTGAAGATGAACAAGCGATCAATCCTTTCGATCTCAGAGAGGGTGCGAACTTCAAAATCAAAATCAGAAAAGTTGATGGTTATTGGAACTACGACAAATCAGAATTTGATTCAGTTTCACCACTTTTTGAAGATGAAAATAGACTAAGTGAAATTTATACTTCACTAAATAGTCTATCAGAAATCATTGCACCAAGTGAGTTCAAGTCTTACGAAGAACTCAAAGAGAAACTAGACAGAGTGCTAGGTCTCTCAGGTGGTGTGAGTACATCAACTGCAGAATCAGTTGCAGAAGACCTAGATGAAGTGCCTTGGTCAAATGTAAATACTGCATCTGTAGCAGATGAACCTGTAGTCCCATCAGTTGATACCACTTCGACAGAATCCGAAAGTGATGATGCGATGGACTACTTCAAAAGATTAGCAGAGGAAAGCTAATCTTTAGTTAGGGGTGATAGTATTATTTGTAATGTGTCCTATGAAAGTACTATCATTGACTGAGACCGTGGAAAAATGGGGGTACTCAGTAAGGGTAAGATGATGTGTGTAAAAGCGGTGTCATCGGTATGTAGCGGGAATGCTGTAATGCGTGGGGCGAACATACACTTTTAGAGAGAAAATATGCCAAGTGTAAAACCAAGAATACATCCGAAATCAAAATTTGTCGAGCCATTCGATAAATTACTTCGAAGATTCAAAAAAGATTGTGAAAAAGCAGGTATTGTACAGGAAGTTAGAAATAGAGAACACTATGAAAAACCTGCAGCTAAAAGACATACCAAATATCAAGAGCTTCAACGAAGAAAAAAACTTGATGCTAAAAGGGATAGTAATAAGAGTTATAGAAGAAAATAAAATGTCAGGTAAAGGATCAAAAAGACGACCACAGTTTATATCAGACAAAAAGTTTGCTGATGCTTGGGATCGCATTTTTGTCAGAAAAACCACCCCACCTAATGCATCTATTCAGGTGCATACAGATAAAACTAAGTATAATAGAAAGAGATTTAGGGCAGAGCCAATCGAGATTGGATAGTTCCGTCTAACTGGTTGTATGAACTTAGACCAGTACTTGTATCAACAGCAGTACCTAAACTAAATGAACTGTTTTGATTCACACTGTTTACAACATTCACAGGACTTTGACCTCTTTCGTGTTCTGCCTTTTTCATTTCATATGCTTTTTCAACATTAGCGTCAACATATGCTTTGATCTCATCAGCACTAGCATTTGGTTTTGCTAACATAAGCTCATTTTTAAAGGTTTCT